TTTTTCTTTGTTTACTTCATACTGATGCTGATAGTTAGTTAACATTGTAGTATTTTCTTTAATATTTATAAGCCGGTTACTCCATGAATTAGCTATTACTAATGCAACAAGTATTATTAGAATAATTCCTTCTATACTAGGTACTTTAAGTTTTAACTTTCTTTTCATCATAATCAACCATCCTTTTAGATGTATTATAAAGCAGTGTAGCTAATGGAATAAAGTTTGGTGGTACAAAATTATCACCTTTCATTACCTTTTCATTTTCATTATAACTAACTGTACCATCTTTATTCTGTTTGCTCATGTTGCTTTGGTGTACCCTATCAAACATACTGTTTACAGGAAGATTAAATGTAACACAGAAACCGTAAACAACATAAAGTATATCTGTAATAGCATCAAGTATTTCTGCAATCCACTTTATGCTTTCTGTAGAATTACTAGGAAAATCAAGAGATTGTTCTAAAAGTCTGAACGACAAATCAAGTTCTGAACATTCTTCATGTATTAGATTAACTCTCTGCTTAAGTAGTTTAAGGTTAAGAAAGTTTTTATTATACACAGGATGTGCAAACTTTTCATGGAACTCTAGTACACATTTAAACTTATCATCAATAGGAATTAGTCCTTCCATATATGCACCTCCACATCTTTTCCAAACCAAGCTATCTTAGTACCATCACTTAGTTCAATATAGCTTTCAGGTAATACAAATATACCTTTTACAGTTTTGCTTAAAACATCATTAAGTTTTGTTTTATCATAAACAAAAAAGTTACCTCCTGCGTATTTAGGCTTTCCTAACAAACTTTCTACTTTAGCATCTCTGTATCTTCGTTCTCTAAACGCCATTATCTAATCCCCCTAAGTTAAAATACAATCTGAAATATTTGTATTGCAATTAGATACTATGCCAACATGCTTTCTGTTTATACTAATAACATTATCCTTTATACTGGGGTATGCTGTAATCATAATAACTTCGTTCTGTTCCTCAGAAAATAGTACGTAGTTGTGATAACCAAATACTTGCTCTCCCATTTTTGTAGTAACACTGCATTTTACATTAGACATTATGTTACCTCCATGAGTATGTCATTAAGTTTATCTTTTTTTAATCGTACCAACCTGCATATTATATTTTTATTATCTTGAGTAGCATTAAGCAACTCCTTTAAATCTGCGCTTTGAATGTTATTGTAAATTATGTTGCCCCAAAAAAAAGAATTCAAACTAACTAACAGGTTCGATGAAAATGTAAACAGATTACCTAGTAATTCAAAATGTGTTTTAATTACAAGTACAGCTTGAATATTCAAAAAATCAAGTAATTCCTTATCCTTTAACAAACTTAAAAATTCGTTTATAACATTAGTCTTTTCTTTTTTAGGAAGATAAGGGTAACAGGCTATAGCTAAAATTGCAAACTCTTTTTTCTTATCTAATGGGTTAGCGATATAGTGCATTACTTTATCTTCCAATAAGTTCTTTAATAAGTATTCTACCATTTCTGTAGCACTATTACTGTAAGGAATACCTATGTAGTAAGGCGTATAACTATTTTGTATGTTGTGTATGAAAGCTTTAATCGAATGTGGGTATTCACCTACACCTATTGAATATGTTTTATTAGATACTGTTCTTTTTGTGTCTAGTGCATTAAGCATATAAAAATTATTAGCGTATGATGATACTGCTTTATTTGGAATCATCTATTACATTCCTTAGCTTTGTTATCCCATTCTTTAATACTTTGTAAATATTGCTTTCTGTTACTCTAAGTATTTGTGCAATATCTGCAATAGTATGTGCACTTTCACCGAACAACCCATAAGTCATACTTAATACTTGACGCTCACGAATAGTTAAGTAGCTATCTATTTGCTGATAGATTTTCTTAACCATTATTTCTCTGTCTATTCTGTCATCAATATTTTCAAACTCATCTTCAGATGCATAATCCTGTAATAAATCTAATACATCATTTTCATAAGAGTAACATTCAATAATCTGTGGGTTACTTTGTGTTTTCTCCATTTGTTTGCCATACCCTCTGTAAATCATCATAAGTAAATGATTCACGTGCAGTAGAAAATGTAGGAAGTATTTTATCAAATTGCTTTTTCCAGTATGGGAATTCTGAATACCAACTTGGATATGTAGCATTTAACAATGTCATAATAATAAAAAAGTCTGTTAACCTTAAGGTTGCAATATGGTCACTATATACTCCATCCATGTCATCTGCTTTAGCTAAAACTAATGGTAGCATTCCCTCCCATGTATTTCCTATAGCTTGTTTAAATGCTTTAAAAATGTTCAATCGCTTAACTGCTTTAGCCTCTACACAAAATGGAAATTGCTTTTGTGGCTCACTTACACACCACATATCACAACCATTTGCAGATTTACTTCTTAATATCACAAGTGATGGGTCTATTTTAGTCAAAATACTAATTACCATTCGCATCCAGAATTCATTTTTCCTACCCTTATTCCTATTGGCTCTTCCATTACTAGGTATGATTATCCCTCCTTTAAAAAGTGTATAGTTCTGTGTTAAGGGCATCAGTATACTCAGTTACGTTTTGCATAAACTCTTCCTTAAAGTATTCTACACTAAATCTGTACTTTGTCAAGGGCTTATACATACAACCACGTAACCTAGAGCCTATGTAAAAATATATGTTATGCTGTACCCTCTGTGCTAAATCCCATTCCACATAAAAGGTACTATCAGGAGCGTTGATTATAAAACGTATAGATGCTATGGTAGCTACATAACTAGTTACATCACTATTTATTAAACACATTAGTACAAAGATTGCATCAGAAATATTTAACTTAGCATGTTGTATTGCAGGTGGGTAGCCTATTCCTCTATTGTGATACTCCCTGCATAAGAATGTGTAATCTGAAAATAATGGAAAAGTGTACATTAAAACTCCATGTGTTTCTGCTTCCATAAATGTATCTGTTATTGGTACTCCTGCAATTGTGTGTTTAGGAATTGTAGCTTGGTTGTTTAGTATCTTTGCACGTGTGTTACACCATAAATTAAATGGGCATTTCATTTTATTTGAAATAGCAAAAGTCATTAAGTTATCTCTTGACCTGCGTATTTTGTAGGTGTCATAAATACCACATTGAGATTTAACCAAAATATCTTTATCTGGTAATAGATGTTTTATGATAGCTTTCAAGTCTTTTGCTAGTTGTATTCCAAAAGAACAGAACTTGTTATCACGCCTGTCAACAACTACTCCATACTCTTCTACACCTTCAAATAATTCTTCAAGCAAAAAGTGGTCACTTGTTTCAGATTCAATTCTGTAAGCTAAGTTTGGAGTTGTATTAGATAATAGTTTCATGCCACAACTCCTTTGTAACTAAATGTTTTTTCCATAATGAGTATGTAATATTGTAGAATCTTTTTCTATCAACAAAACTTCTTCTAAACTTTTTTATAGTTACTTTGTTTATGTTGCCTAAATATTTGTAGTTAATCATTATCCAACCAATATTTCTATCGTGTCTAATATACAACTTTTTTATGTATTGAATAATGTATGGCCTCATTATTTCTACATCATACAAATCAGTAAATGAAAACTTTTTGAATCCAAAACTATAAGCATACAAATACGGAATTGCAAACAAACCATAAGATGAGCACAAGTCTTCAGGGCTAAGATTAAATTCATTTATCTTGTTTACCCAAACAGGACTTCTTGAAATGTAATAAGCATAATTGTAATGTGCATATTCTCTGAAATATTTATTACCGAAAGTTAATGCCTGTAATACTGTGAATAAGAAAGCAGGGTCAATTTCTTCAAAAGAAAATACTAAATCTTTCCAGTACCATGCTATACGTGATGGAACAACTTGTTCAGTATTACCGAATAACTCCTTCATTTAATACACACCTTCAAATATAAATAAATGTGGGAGGCACTAGATATGCCTCCCACGTTTACCTATGCAAACTCGATATTCTTTTTTTCAACTACAAGAAGCATTACAGTTTTAATCTCATTGTTATCCTTCATGGGTCTATCCTGAAAGAACGGAGTCATACTTAACTTCTCTCCATGTGTAGACGCTAACCCATTTGCGCTTGCTAATCCCTTTATTGCCTGATTAACTGCCATAGGGCCTATAGCCACCAAAGTGCAACATACCGAATTCTTTAACGCAACCGTAATTGCATTAGCGAGCTTCTTAACTTCTGTAGTGCTCTTTACTAAAAGTTCCTCAGTCATTGTAATACCCCCATTATAGTGTGATAAGTTTGCCTACAGGCTTTGCAGGATTAACCGAAAATATTACTATTGCAAATTCGTCATCTGTTGCTATTGCTACCCACTTTGCTTTTTTAGCACACTGAATAGCTAAATAAGTGAGTAGTATATCATAACACTCACAATTATTACACTGTAATACTACTCCTTGAGAAGCGTCTATATCTGGTAGCTGTATTTTAGAAAGCATAGAAACAGCAAAGTTATAAGAGGTGCTTATAGACAATAAATTAAATTCTTCATACGGAATAATACTGCACGGTAAGTCTAGCATTTGCATCACTCCCTGCCTGAATTGCTTTCCAAAAAGAGTAAGTGCTTGAATAGGGTAAATAGTTTTAGATACTGTTGCATAAATAGATTTTTTAGTTACAAAGTTTAATGAAGATTCTTTTATGGAAAACTGTTTTAATCTTACAGTTTCAAATACTTCAATTAAATTCTTTAGCCATATAGTGTGTATAAAAGTATCTACAGGGTAAAGAGAAACACTTGTGGTCACAGTGGCTTATTTTTTAAGCATCTTATTATAAAACTTATTACTATGTCTATTAAGCATAAGATACAAAAAAATAATATTGAGTATAGTAGCCAGTGTAAGAAATAGTGTTGGGTAATTACTGTTAGTAATCCCACTCGTTACATGCCTCCTAATCTGTTAACATTTTAGTGTTATCAAGTAGTTCCAAAGTTAATTGCTCTAGTTTAATCATTGCTTCATTCTTTACTTCATCGTAGTTATCCCCAGAAATACTAACCGTAGATTCGCACGAGCTGTAATTGATGTTTGGTATTGGGAGTTTAATTGCAAGTGATACTGTATATTTCCTAGGACTAGTTACTACTTCTATTCTCTCATCTTCCATGTTATAGCCTCCTTATGATTTTATGGCTCAGGAAGAGATACACTCCCTTATTTTTGGTGGGGATGGCCGGACTTGAACCGGCACGCTTTTACAAGCAAGAGATTTTAAGTCTCTGGTGTCTACCTATTCCACCACACCCCCAGTATAACACTTAATACTTTGCTTGTGGAATTACAATCCTATTGTCTTGCCTTTAATATACCAGAAAACATTTAAATTGTCAACACTATGGCTAGAAGACTTATCTCCTTTACCATATTTATCATACACTTCCTGTAATGTAGAAAAGCCTTTTTCATTTGTGTAATAAATAAAAGTTGTCATTAACGAATTCAATTTAGTGTCTATATACAGCATACATACTTCAGGAGTTTTAGCATACTCTTTTAGCATAAGGCTATAGAAGTCATCTTTAATTTCAATATTTAATTTGGTGTCTGTTGTAAATGGTATTGTAATTTGGTTCTGGTTAATTACAATATCTTTATATCTGAAAGGGTAAAAGAAATATCGTTTAGTAAACAGGTATTGATTACTTAAAGCTTTGATAGTATCTATGAATTTTTCTTTAGGTAATGAGCCACCACATGTATCTAGTTTCTTTTGCAATTCTTGATTCTTTATCTTGTTTCTGTAATTGAATAAAGAGATAACAGCTTTACTAGTTAAATCAGTAGTAGTATCATCAACTTTTTTAAGTGCTTTTGTGGCATCAATCTTAAACAATGAGTCTGATTTGTTATGCTGTAATCTTATTTTACTCAAATTAAAAAATGCTTTAAGTGCTTTGTCTGTTGTTTCTTTCAGGGTAGTACCCATTTCTGTGTAACCCTCTGTAAAATTAAGAGCATAAGTTAAAGCAATAATGTTTCCTGCATAAGACAAAGCGTTAATAAAATTAGACTTAGCAGGGGTAGTAATGGTTTGATAAGATTTCATATTTTTATTCCTCCTTCAGGGTATGAAATGAGTATACATGAAATTTTGTTTTTGTCAAGTTTTTATTGTATACATTTTTGCATATATATATATTAAGAAAACAGAAGAGCAATTATCTTAAACATAAATAAAGAACTCTTTCTTAAGATATATAAATTATATGTTACTTCCTATATAGTATAAAAAGCTCTTTCTTAAAAGATTTAGTCTAATATATAATTAGTTAGATTAGAAAAAATTCAATTAAAATTCAAAAACTTCCAATAAGTTAAAAATTTTTGTTATAATAGAGTTAGAGAGTTAAAATTATGGGGGAATGAAGACATGAGTATGCAAGATAAGGATACCGTAAAGGCCCTTAAACTCGAAACAGCAATAGTTAATTTATATGAAACTATGTACGTAAAAATGCTAGCGGAAATTTCACGCACATTGTTTGAAACACATGGTGCTCTTGTGTCACATGACTATATCAAACAATTTATAGAAAGTCAAGTAGTTTCTAAAATGTCTGATGTATCCTTACTGGACGCTATGATAGCTGATTGTAGAAAAGAACTTTATAGTAATGATGGTGCTTTTAAACAGCTAGCACATGAGGATAAAATGGAGTACATGAGTATGATATTAAATATGCTTAGAACTAAACATAAAATAGTTGGTATTGATAAGGGTGCTGAAAATACTATTGATGCTGATGCCATTAAGTTACAGAATTCTTTAAAAAATGCAGGTATAGCGTTTGTTAAAGAGGCAGTAAAAATTGAAACTTCAAAGCCTGTTGTGGAGGGTATGGATGCTGACTAAAAGTATAACAGATATTTATGACCCTTCACTGTATACAGACTTTGTGGATGTGTTTGTACCCACATTTTTTAAGCATACTATAACACAAAGATTTCCAGATGCTACTGAACGTATCATAAAATCTCCACAGTTTCACAGGGATATAATTGATGACTTGAAAAAGTTGCCATTTAGACTGTTGGTATTAGCACCTAGAGGTACAGCTAAATCAACACTGGTTACTTTCTTATGGACATTATACAGCAGTCTTTACGGATTGTCAAGTTTTAAGATTATTGTATCTGATTCACACACAAAGGCAGCTAATTTTGTAAGCAGAATTAAAAGAGAAATAGAACAGAATACACTTCTTAAAAAAGTTTATAAAATTGAGATAATGGAGCCATGGACAAGAGATGAAATAGTATTTAATGTTAACTGGCTACCTGAAGATAGAAGGCGCATACGTATTGTAGCACGTGGATTAGGCCAATCATTAAGGGGCTATGTTGATGATGTTAGACCTGATGAGATAATACTTGATGATGTTGAAAGTGATTTAAATTGTGATACACATAAAAAAAGAGATGATAATGAGAATTGGTTTTGGGGGCAGGTTATTCCTGCACTAGACCCTGTTGTGGGAAGGCTGAATATTGTAGGCACAATAGTGCATTCAGATAGCTTATTAGCTAAATTGTATAACAATCCCCCAGAAGGCTGGGTTATAAACAGAATTGAATTATTAAATAAAGATGGCACTTCTGTATGGCCTGAAAGGTTTTCTGTGGAACGTATTCAACAGTTAAAAGATGAGTACATACGACAGGGAAGGCTTGCTAAGTTCTATATGGAATATTTTAATGACCCATCACACTCTGAAGTTAGGCCACTTGATGATAAGCGTATAAGAGAATATGACCCTTACAACTTGCAGGAGAATTTGCAGACTATTATTAGTGTTGATTTTGGTGCATCATTAAATATTATGAGTGACCCTGATTATTCTGTAGTTGTTGCAGTTTCATTTGATAACTATGGTAACTCTTTAATACGTAAATACATTAGAGAGCGTATGCCTATAAATGAAACCATTGATTACATTTATGATTTGTATAATGAGTTTAAGGCAGGGCTATTGGCATTAGAAACTTATGGTATGCAGAAGTCATTTTTGTATCTTATTGAACAGGCAGGAAAGGAACGTGGTGTGTATCTGAACATAGAAGAAATTTCACAGAAGATACAGAAGGAAAGAAAAATCATAACAATGTTACAGCCTAAGATAAATGCAGGTAAGTTCTTTATTTTACCTACAATGATTGAGTTAAGAGATGAAATATCAGCCTTCCCTAGAGGAAAGCATGATGATGTTATAGATGCTATAGCTAATGTTTATCTTGCTATGAGTAAAAAGGGTATGGTTATAGGTAAGCACCCTATAAACACAGAACCAATGTCAGGTTCAGTAGTACATTCCGGGCCTATTTACATGCCTTAGTGGGAGTTGATTAAATGAACTTGAAAGAGTTATCTAATACAGTTAAAGAAGTCATGGAGGAGTCTGTAGAGCCATTGTTATCTGATGGTACTAATAAAAAGCCTATCATAAGTGATGACATAGATAAAGAGGGTATACTTACTCCTGAAAATATTGAGATAACATCAGATGTTATTGGGGATGAAAGAGAACCTAGAGTTGGTGGGGATACACAGAACGAATTAGATGAAGAGGATATTTTAACTATTGTCTTAAAAGATATTGATAATTCAAAACAGTATCAAGCTAATTTTTCTAGTGTGTTTACTGAAAATTATAAGGCATATCATGCAATTATTGACAGCAGATTTAACAGGGCTAATAGAAGCACGTTTGTATCCAGTGATGTTATGGATACTATTGAGTGGATAATGCCTAGCCTTATGAGAATTTTTACAAGTACAGATGAAGTTGTTTTAATAAAGCCTATTGAAACTAATGATGTAACTAATTCAGAAGTTAATCAACAGTTACTTAATTACCAGTTTACTTGCAAGATGGAAGGGTTTACTAAGCTGTATGTTTGGATTAAAGATTCGTTAATATATGGTACAGGTGTTGTGAAAATAAACTGGGAAAACTTTTTTGATAAGGTTTCGTTTAAGTATGGTGATTTAACTGAAAATGAATTTAACTTATTAGTTGAGCAACCTAATATTTCTGTAGAAGCTTATGATGAATATGTGGCAACATCTATTGAATACAACACAGAAACAGAAAAAGAAACTACTGTATCTTATCCTATGTTTAAAAATGTTAAAGGATTTATAAAAAAGTTAACATATTCAGGCCCGTGGATTGAGAATATTCCTATTTCAAGTTTCTATATTGAAGCAGGTGCACGGTCAATTAGAGAAGCTAATTTTGTTGGGCATAGGGTTAAGCGTTCTATGGATTATCTGAGGCGTATGCAGAGAGATGGTATTTATCACAATGTAAATAATATTATCCCTAAAGCTGAGGGGGATGATGAAGAGAACAGGAAGTATTCTACCATTGAGAATGAAAATGAATCTATAGATGAGAGTTCTTACATACAGGAAACTCCCGGACGTGAGCGTGTATGGGTGTGGGAATGTTGGGTTAAACTGGATATAGACGGTGATGGGTTGCTTGAGAATGTACTTGTTACAGTAACTGAAGATACTCTATTACGTGTTGAAGAGAATCCATTTGACCATGGGGAAGCACCATTTGAAGCACTAGTTCCAATTATAGATACTCATAAGTTTTATGGTATTAGTTTAACTTCCTTGATAGTAGAGTTCCAGAGATTGAAGACTGCATTGTTTAGAAACATTTTTGATAATATAGCATTTGCAGTTAACTCATGGTATTTGGTGAGTAGGCATACTAATGTAGATGTTAATGCTCTTCAGAATGTAGGCCCCGGAGATGTTGTACTTACAGATGATATAGCTAATGTAAGGCGTATGGAGCCGGGTGGCGTTCCTAATTATATGGTTGGCTTAGCACAGATGCTTGAAGAGATGAAACAGCAGAGAACAGGTTTACCACGTATTGCACAGGGCTTATCTCCTGATGCAATTAGTGCTTCTGCTACAGCAGTAACAGCACAGATGAACAGTGGACAGCAGAGGATAGAGTTAATAGCTAGAGTTATGGCTGAAACAGGATGCAAGAGATTGTTTAGAAAGATGGTTTCATTGAATCAGCAGTTTATAGATAAGTCTTTTGTTATACGGGTATTAGATAAAGAACTTGAAATAACTCCTGATAATTTAGATGGTACATTTGATTTAATCGTTAATGTAGGGGTTGGTGGTGGTACTAGAGAACTTCAGCAACAGCAGATGATACAGCTCTTAAACATTACACCACAGCTTGCACAGTTTGGGTTAATTTCACCTAGTACTGTATATAATATTGTTGCTAAATTATTACAGTCTATGGGGTATAAGGATGTAGATGAATACTTAGTTAATCCTTCAACAGCACCACAGGGTGCACCTACTGCACAGCCGGGGATGCCTACTGCACAGCCGGGGATGCCTACTGCACCACAGGGTGCACCCTCTGCACAACCTAGTTTTGGGGGTGCTGTTCAGCCTAATGATGTAAGGGCTATAACACAGAATACACCTAAAGGTAATGCTTTTATGTAGTAATGATTAAGTTTGTTCCAATTACCATACAGGGTATGGTATAATAAGAAGTGGGAGTGATGCGTATGGAACATCAGAATACTACTTTGGATGCAATAGATTTATTTTCTGCATCATATCAGTTAACTACCTCAGGTATTTGGGGAACATTTAAGATGGTTTTAACTAGTATGTCAACAAGTTTTGAAAAGCAATTATTTGGAATAGAATCTTATGATAAAGAGTTAGACAGGAAAAGGTTAGTGTTATTTATTCAGAAACAGTTGCTGGATAAACTGGTAAAAGACATTGAGTCTTATTCCAGTGAATTCATAAATAGACAAATAAGTAAATCGTAACTCACAAACAAGTTAGAAGCATCTCAAAAGAGCACTGCTGTAAACACTTTGTGAGCAATGCGAAAAATTAGGAGGTAAGTGTATGCCTAAGAGAATTGGCGGGTTTATTGTTCCTGATGGTATGGAACTCCCGAAGGATGAATTGGAAGAGGAAACTACTGACGAAAGTACCTCTGAAGATTCCACACAAGAGGAAACCCATACTGAAAAGAATGATGAATTAACTGAAGAAGTTATTGAAGAAGTTACTGAAGAAGTTACTGAAGAAGCAACTGAAGATACTGTGGACAGTAAAAAAGAGCCAATAGCAATTCTTAATGTGTATGGTAAACAGGTTCCAGTTCAGACAATGGAAGAGCTTATTTCCTATGCACAGAGAGGCGTTGATTACGCTCAAAAACTTCACTTGTTAAAGCAGTGGAGAACAACTATTGAAGCAGTATCATATAATCCACAACTTAAAACATTAGTAGATAAGGTTATCAATGGTGAAGACATAAGTTCGTTTGTTAAAGGCAGTAAGGAAACACCATCGGATTCTGATACAACAGCAAACACTAGTGATACGGATTCAGAGGATGATGAAAACTTAGACTCAGGAGAATCATCTGCTACAGGGTTACGTGAAGCTCTAGAGGAAATTACAGATAAAAAGATTCAGAAGGCAATGTTACCATATATGGCACAGCTTCGTGAAAAAGAGTTACAGGATTATTTGAAAACTCTGGAAGCTAAAAATCCACAGCATCATAAGACTATTACACAGTTGATTTTAATGGCATTGCAGGATGATACAGTTCCTGCACCTATTAAAGAGGCTATTAAAACTGATAGAAATTTCTTTGAGAATATGTATTATCAAATCAAAGAGAAATTAGAACAGAATGAAAAAGCTACCACTAAAGTTCCTGAAGCAGTTACTGAAGAAGTTCCTGCGGAAACCACAAAGCAGATTGTTCTTGAAAAGAAACGGTCTGTGAGTAAGGTTCCAACTTTAGAGGGTGGTAAGGATAGCCAGACTATCTCAACTGTGGATAAGGTTTTAGCAGACGCTGATAAAATTTGGAATATGTCGCCTGATGAATTTAAGAATTTTGAAGTAAGAGCTAAACGTACTAAGTAGTAGAGGTATCTCCTAGTAATTATAGGAGTGATATAAATGGCTACTGGAACGACTACTCTCACACAGGTTCCTGCTGGTGTAGATGCTTATTACGATAGGAAACTTTTAGAGCGTGCAAGACCCCTTCTTGTTTTTAATATGTTTGGACAGACTCGCCCCCTTCCTCAGGGAAGTTCCAAAGTTATTAGATTCAGGAAGTATTCAGCACTTACTGTTGCGAGTTCAATTAGCGAGGGTGTAGCACCTGACGCTGACCAGTTAGCAGTAACTGATATTACGGCAACTGTTGTACAGTATGGTGCATTTGTTAAACTTACTGATGTTGTACAGATGGTTATTGAAGACAAGATTCTTAATGAGGCTATGGAACTGCTTTCTGACCAGATGGCTGATACTCTTGATGGTCTTACTTCTACGGTTCTTAAAGCAGGTTCTAATGTTGTTTATTCTAATGGTATTGAGAGAGTTACCCTTGCATCTAAGATTACATCTACTGCGTTTGAGTCTGCTATTAGGACTCTTAAGCGTAACAATGCAATGCCCTTTACGGAGATTGTAAAGTCTTCAACTGGTGTGGGTACTCTTCCGATTAGACCTGCATACTGGGCATTTGTTCACCCGGATTTAATCAAAGACCTTGAGTCACTTACAGACTTTACTTCTGTTGAGCGTTATGCTTCTCAGGGGCCTGTGCACGAGGGAGAGGTAGGCGCATATAAGAATATTCGCTTTATTTCTACCACTGTTGCACCCACAGCAGCCGCAGGTGGTGCAGTTTATGATGGTACTTATGTTAGTGATGAAATAACTAAAAATGATGTTTACCAGATTGTAATTATAGCTAAGAATGCTTATGGTATTACTGAGTTAGAACGTGCATCTGTTAGTTCCATTGTTAAGACTCCGGGGCCGCAGGATACCAGTAATCCTCTTGACCAGTACAGCACTGTTGGTTGGAAGGCATGGCATGTGGCAAAGATTCTTAATGATGCTTGGATGGTTCGTATAGAAACCTGTGCTACTGTCTAGTTGGATTAGGGGGAGTTTAATAGCTCCCCCTTTAAATAATTATGGAGGTGTAGTTTATGGGTAAAGAAAAATTAATAGCAGTTAAAGTTATACCAGTAGGGGATGACACACATTTTAATGAGAAGTTTCCTATTTATGTATCAGTAAATGGGAAGGAAGTTTTCATTAAGCCTAATACAAAAGTGTACTTAACTAAAGCACAGATTTCATGTATACAATTAGCTCTTATAGAAAGCCCTTCTGTTGGCGGTAGACCATCTGTTATTCAGCCACGGTTTCTTGTTCAGGATTTATTTGAAAACAATGAAGAGGAAACTAAATCTGAAGCTAAAGAATCTACTAAGTTACCAAAAAAAGCGTAACATATTCGATTATAAAAAAGCAGGTTACACTTACCTGTAACCTGTTTTATTTTTGGGGTGTGATATATTGTCAACTTTTAAGCAGATAGTAGAACGTATTAGAAGTGATTTGTCTGACCGCACTCCTGTGACTTTTCCTGATGAAGAGTTATTTAGGTATGTTATTGAAGGTGCTGATTTAGTATATAAGTATGTTGCACAGGCAGCTCCATCTTATCTTGCTGTTAAAACTACAGTTGCGATTGTAGAAGACGATTATGAATTAGCCTTTCCTACAGGAGGGCTATTTATTGATAGTGTCTGGATAATGAATTCAGATGATATATTTTATCCTACTGTCAGGGTAAATAAGAAGACAGTTATGGGTAATATAAATACTACAGGCATTCCTTACACATGGTCATTGTATAAGGATACACTTCTGTTTTCTCCTAAAGCTGATGATTCTTACACAGCAGTTATTTATTATGTACCTGCATATACAGCTCCTACTACATACACTACTGATATAGGAGTAGGGTCAGAGTTTGATATGCTTGTTACTGAGTACGCAATTATCAGGGCACACAATAGGAATATGAGACAGCCTATTATTGAACAGCAGTTTTTTAATATTAAATCTGAAACTATTAGACAGTTATTAAATAAGTATGGTGATGAAAAAATATCAATGGAAAAAACTATGTTCACAAATAATTATTATCCTGTGGATTGGTAACATGAAATTAAAATTTACTAACATTAGGGAAAGCCCTTACTTTGGAGATATGCGCCCATTTAGACAGTTTACATTTGCAGGTGGCATTAACTATAGTATGCTTCCTACAGGCATAGATTTTGAAAAGGAACTTATAGATTGTTCTAATGTGTTTGTTGGATTAGATAATGTATTAAGAGTTAGATATGGAACTACGGAGTGGTATGATTCAGAATCAGCTAAGTCAGTTAAAGGTATAGGCTCCTATGAAGGTAAACTTATCTATGCTACTAACAGTAAAGTAATTTTAGAAACTACTGAAATAGGTGCATGTTCTACAACAGGAACAGTTACCTTTCTAAATGCTAAAGGAAACATTTATATAATGGATGGCAGTACATTAAAACGCTATGATGGTACAACTCTTGAAGATGTTCCTAATGCGCCTACATGCAGATACGGTATCTATCATCATAATAGATTATGGGTAGTAGGAGATATAACTAATCCATCTAGGTTATGGGTATCAGGAGTTAATGATGATGAAGATTGGGGTTCAACTGGGTATGAGTTAGGTACTTATGTAGATATAGACCCATTTGATAATGCATCTATTACTGGAATAGGATTATGGTTTGATTCTATTATCATATTCAAGAACGCAGAAATGCCACGTGTATATAGGGTAGATGGATTACCAGCTGTGCTTGATTCAGAACTTTATCAGGCATCTAACCCTTTAACTGTAACTACTTTTATGGATATAAATAACAGTAGCATTAACGCTGACACTATACAAATGACACCAGCTGGATTGTTATTTATGGGAAGAGACGGTATCTACAGTTTAGGCTCTAAAGAGAATTCTATTGAGTTAGTTAGCCACAATATAAATAAAGAGTTAATGACAGGTTCATTTGCTAACACAACAGCAACAACAGCTTATTTTTCTGCTTATGGGTTATATGTTGTAGCCTCAGGAAGTGTAGCATTTGTATACAACATATTTAGTAAGGGATGGTTTAAGTGGGATTTTGATGAGTATACAATATCTTATGTAAGTGTTGTTGCAGGTAAGTTAGTGTTTGGAACTACAGCAGGTAAAGTATTTTATTGGAATACTGCTGTTGCTACAGATGATGGAGAGGACATTTTAGCAACTGTTGAAACTGGATATTATACATTTGATTCCATATCAATAGGAAAATATGTTAGTGAGGCATATATGATGATTGACCTTCCGTCATCAGGAGATGTTTACGTTACATTTAAACCAGATTATGCGCCTATATATGGAGTAGCTATGCAGTATTTATATAAAACAGATGGTACAACGGTAAAGCTTGAGGGGGATTCAATAGGGGGTCAAACTTCAAATGAAAGAAAATTTAAGTTATTAACAGAATCACTTGATGCAGGATTTGATGACGATACATTCGGGTTTGATACTTCTAACACATTAGGATTTGATGGTAGAGTTAATAAGCCTTACTTACAGAAATTAGCGGTAAATACACATTGCGTTAACATGGGATTAAAGATAGAGATAACAGGAATATTAGCAGCGTTACAGGAAATAGAGTTAATCTTTTACCCATTATCGAAAGCACCATAGTTAAGGGAGGTGATGTATTTTGGCAGAATATACAACGTCTTATGCAGCTTCATATGGAGAAAAACCTATAACAAGTACAAAATGGAATAATGCATTTGGTGAAGTGTTTGAAAAATTACATGATATTAGAACTTGTTATGTAGGTACAGCATTTCCCACAGGTGATGATATAGAAATAGGGGAACTTGTATACAGGTCTGATGAAACTAAGGTTTATGTATGTACTGCGGCTGATACTTTTACAGAGTTGCCTGTAGCTGCTCATACAGCTAGCCACACAGATGGAACAGATGATATCCAAAGTGCAACAGCAGCACAGAAGGGGTTAATGACTATAGCTTATGCATCTAAGTTAGATGGCATTAAAGCATTGTCTGATGTAACAGGCCCCGCTGGTGCAACAGCTAATAATGTGCCTGTGTTTGATGGTGCAACAGGCAAGTTGTTGAAAGACGGTGGCAATCTTATAGCTGACTTTAATTACACAGAGGGGATGCTTTCTAACCCAGCAATTACTTATGTTGATACCACTCATGTGTCTGTTGCAACATGCGATGTTCTGATTCGCTCTGATGCAGTTTACGGAGCCGATGAAGTTATCTACAGGAAGACGGTAGCACAGAATACAACTCTGCTTGTTACTGCTAGTTCGGTTAATTATATCTATGTCACGTGGAACAGTGGTACTCCAATATATGGAGCGACAACTGACAGAGATACACTTAACAACTCAAATTATATTCCTGTTGAACGTGTTTCCATGCTAGATGGCAGTATCGGAGACCAACTTTCTTATGGACTTACCGCAAAGGGCTTATCAGCAAAGAACTTTGACAGGGTAATGCGCATCAGGGGTAGTGGTGGAATTGAGAAAGAAAGTGGACTTG